ATACTTGTGGCGCTGGAAAGAGAAAGGCGGTAAAGACGATCTCAACAAAGCTATTTGGTTTATTCGGGATATGATTAGCGAGATCGAGGATCAGGAGCTGCAGGAAGAGCTGCGCGCTGAAGAAACATTGCTAGAGATCGCTAGAAAGTTATGAGCAAGATGACAGTGCGCCAGGCGCGTCAAGTCCTGGCTATCGGGTCGGAAGACGAAAAAGAAGCAGTCAAGCAGGAGCTGCAAGCAATCGCTGCGTCGAATATCACCGACGTGCTCAAGTGGACTGAATCTGGAGCCATGGCCCTGCTGCGCACAGACGACATCCCGATGCACGTCCAGAAAGCGATCAAGAAAGTCAAGGTCACACCAAATCAATACGGCAACTCGATCGAGGTCGAGATGCACGATAAGTTATCAGCGCTGCGCGTCCTGGCTAAATACCATGGCCTGATGGAAGCTAACAGCGATTCAGACAGCAGACCAAGTATCCTGGGCATCAACCTGAAAGGCCCAGAAGTCACAACCTATGAGGTATTAGAGGATGGCGAGAGCGAAACAGGCGACGGACCAGAGCCAGAGATCGAGCAGCCGCAGAAGAAAGACAGCGATCAATCAGATCTCTTCTGACGAAGCGCTCGGCAAACTCAACCTAGACTTTTCTGGCGCACCGACAACCTGGAAGTTTTTGCACGATGATTCGTTTGTGCGCGGACTAATGGGGCCGGTGGGGTCAGGAAAGTCATACGGCTGCGCAGCTGAGATCATGTTGCGCGCCGTTAAGCAGCCGCCATCTCCAAAGGATGGGGTGCGCTACTCTCGGTTTGTGATTGTGCGGAACAGTTATCCAGAGCTGCGTACCACCACGATCAAGACCTGGCTGGAATTGTTTCCAGAGAATATCTGGGGACCGATGCGCTGGTCGCCGCCAATCAGTCACCACATCAAGCTGCCGTCCCGCGGCGAAGCCGCAGGTATCGACTGTGAGGTGATATTCATGGCGCTCGATCAGCCAAAGGATGTGCGTAAGCTGCTGTCGTTAGAATTGACTGGTGCCTGGGTGAACGAAGCCAGGGAATTGCCTTTGGCCGTTGTACAAGGATTGACTCACCGAGTCGGCCGTTATCCCACCAAAGGAAATGGCGGTTGTCCCTGGCGCGGAATCTGGATGGACACCAACCCGATGGATGATGATCACTGGTGGCACCGCCTCGCGGAGAAGGAACCAGTGCGCGGTCGGTTTAAGTGGGAGTTTTTTAAGCAGCCAGGCGGTGTGATTGAGGTGCCGAGCTCTGAGCCGGAAGCGCTTCCTGCAGCCGGTAAGTTTTGGAAGCTGAACCCCAAAGCAGAGAACGTCAACAATTTACCACCTGGCTACTACGATCAGCAGCTGGGTGGCAAGAACCTGGACTGGATCCGCTGCTATGCCGGCGGTCAGTATGTGTACGTCCAGGAGGGTCGTCCTGTTTGGCCGGAGTATGATGATTCGGTTATGGCAGCTGATGACATCCACGTCGACCCAACGCTGCCAATCCACATCGGTCTTGACTTTGGTTTGACGCCTGCAGCTGTTTTTGGTCAGCGCACACCTGCTGGTGCCTGGCATATATTCCGAGAGATCGTCACCGACGACATGGGGCTGGAACGTTTTGGTTTGATCCTGCTAAATGAGATCAACGTCAATTACAGCAAAAACGATATATTGGTCTGGGGTGACCCGGCCGGTAGCAAGCGTGATGAAATCTTTGAGGTCACGGCGTTCGATCATCTCAAGACTCTAGGGCTCAACGCCAGGCCGACAGCATCAAACGACTTCCAGGTGCGCCGTGAAGCGGGAGCCATGCCTATGAACAGGTTTATTGATAAAAAGCCTGGGCTGCTGGTTCATCGAGATTGCCAGCGGCTGCGTAAGTCACTGGCCGGTGGTTATCACTTTAAGCGTGTTGCAGTTGGCGGTGGTACTGAGCGATTCCGCGATGCGCCGAATAAGAACGAACACTCACACGTCGGTGATGCGTTTGGCTATTTACTGCTCGGCGGCGGTGAACACCGAGTGATGACCAGGGGGTATGGAGGACGTTATGGTGCTGCAGGTCCGCAGCAGTTCACAGCCAAAACGGATTTCGATATATGGTAAATATCCATGATCTGATCGGGCTGCCTGACGTGACTGCCGCACCTTTCCATGCGTCGCACTTGTATCAACTGGAGCTCGACAAGGATGCGATCGGTCCATTGGTTGCTCTGGATGACCTAGCGACCAGGGCGGAGCGCGCTGCTAACTCTGAGTTTGCGATCACTGTATTTTATAAGCTACAAACTGCTGCTTGCTTTGGTCTGAATTTTTTATGGCCTGGTACCGCAGAAGGTTGGCTGCTGCCGTCAAAGGTGGCTTTAGAGCACCCGCAACTTTTAACTCGCGGCACGATGCGTTTTTTTGATACGATTGGCCCGGCGATGAATTTACGCCGCGCCCAAATTGTGGTATGCGTTGACCACAAACGCGCAGTGCGTTGGGCAAAGTTTTTGGGATTTACCCAGGAGGGCCGGATGGCAAAGTATGGACCTGAAGGCAAAGACTATTATTTATTTGCGAGGACTTACTAATGGCTGGTTTATTTGGTGGCGGGGGTGGAGCTCCTGATACTTCAAAGCAGGATGCAATCCAGGCGAAGCAGGAGCAGCGTACAGCTGCACAAGAAGCTGAAGAGCAGCGTCGTTTGGCTGCGCAGCAGCAAGCACGTCGCACTGGCGGCTATCGTTCACTGTTATCTCCAGACCGCAGCGACGCCATGGCTGGCCTCGGCCGGAAGCTCGGCGGCACAGATTGATTTTCTGGGCGCTGATCGTCGTTCTGTTTGACAACAATACAGTGTATTTACAGAACGGCGGGGTCTTCCAGAGTATGGATGACTGTATGCAGCGTCGTGAAGCGATAGTGCAGGTTGTTGAAAGTCGGTTGAACTTCCAGGCTGTTTGTATCCAGACAGATCAGATCAAGGTGTACTAATGACCTTAAAGAAACATCAGAACCCGAAAGGCGGATTGAATGAAGCAGGTCGTCGCCACTATGAAAGTAAGGAGGGCGGCAACCTTAAACCTCCTGTCAGATCAGGGGATAATCCGCGCCGAGCTAGTTTTCTTGCACGCATGGGTAATAACCCTGGACCTGAACGCAAACCGGACGGTGAAAAGACCCGGTTGTTATTATCATTAAATGCCTGGGGTGCATCATCGAAAGCAGATGCAAAGAAGAAAGCAGCTGCGATCAGTAAGCGTCTCAAAAACAAAGGAACAGCATAATGGCCCGTATATCACCGCAAGAAATCCTAAAGCGCCAGGAGAAAGCTGACGCCAGGAAGGAAGAGTGGCGCACAGTCTATGAAGAGTGCTATGAGTTTGCGCTGCCACAGCGTAACTTGTACAACGGCTATTACGAAGGCCGCACTCCTGGTCAAAACAAAATGGCGAGAGTGTTTGATGCGACAGCGATTAACTCGACGCAGCGCTTTGCCAATCGAATCCAGTCAGCGCTTTTCCCTCCATACAGATCCTTGTGTACGTTGCATCCTGGGAACAACATCCCGAATGAGCGAAAGGCAGAGGTGCGTGAAGCGCTAGAGATTTACAGCAACAAGATGTTTGACGTAATCCGCCAAACAAACTTTGACCTGGCAATCTCTGAGTTCTTGCTTGATCTCTGTGTTGGTACAGCGGTAATGCTAGTGCAGCCAGGCGATGAAGAGACACCTGTTCGTTTTGTGCCGGTACCGCAGTATCTGGTGTCATTGGAAGAAGGTCCAAACGGTACGGTTGATAACGTGTACCGGAAGCTGCGGATCCGCGGTGATGTGATTCAGCGTCAATGGCCTGACGCTGAGATTCCTGAGCGCCTGCAGCAGATGATCACTGACAAGCCGGAAGAAGAGATTGATCTGGTTGAGGCGACTGTTTTCAATGCAGATGAAGACGTGTACTGCTATCACTTGATCTGGCCGAAAGAAAAAATTAACAACGAATTGGTCTACCGCACAATGACGGTTTCGCCATGGATCGTTGCTCGGTTTATGAAAGTGCCAGGTGAGGTGTACGGCCGCGGTCCATTGGTC